CATTGCTTAAATTTGAATTCCATTCGAAACAGGGACCATTAACAATAAGAGCAATTACATTTTGACCAAAGCTGTCAATGACCCATAAACCTGGATCAAGAACTTTATCAGTGTTGGTTGATGCACTGCCCCAGCCAGAATAGTCTGAAGTATTTGTAACAGTTGCTCCATCAGAATGAGCAGCTCTTGTAGTTCCTCTAGCATTTCTCGTAATTCCTGTTAAATTGCTTCCTGTAACTCCTGTGTAAGATATTTCTTCGGTGCCTACTTGAATATAATTAGTCCCTGAAGTTGGAAAGCCGGCTACAGACGTTAAAGTAATGCTAGTTCCTGAACCACCGGTTCCATAAACATCATCTCCTAAAGCTCCATTTAAAGTCGTAGTCTGAGCTCCAGAAACCGTTCCACCAAATTGAGAGATACCCCACCCGTATGCCCCTAATTGTTCAGCCGGTCCTACTGGATAGTACCACTTAACAGAAAGGTCTCCATCGGTAGCAGTTGCACTTGCGGTCGATCCCATAGTAATAGTAACTGAGGTAGAATCTACTACTTCAGTTATCATAAAAGTTTTATCATCAAAATCAGAAGCTGAATAACCAGAACCTGTTGGAGGTGTAACACTTTCAAGCAATAGAATATCCCCTGCTGTCATTCCAGCTGTAGAAGATAAAGTAATTGTAAGGATAGCAGAGCCACTATCAGAAGCTAAGGCATTAGTTAAGGCTCCAAAGTCAGTTTTAATGGGGTGAATGTCATAAAAAATTCCCCCTGTATATGCATATAAAATTCTATTAGTTCCTATAATAGAGAAATTAATGGAAGATTGACTAATTACATGGTGTTGGGCTCTAGCTACTCCTGTTAGAGCATTATCTCCTAATTGAGACCATCCGCCTATTTTTTCTGGTGTGTTATATCTAAACCTAACATTTTCTCCACCGGTCCATTGTCCTTCAGCACCTGTAGGAGTAACTTGTTTGTTGAATCCTGGTAAAAATTCTATTTTTTGTAGCATAAAAATCCTTTTTATAACTATATCAGATTGTGGGGAATTTCAATAGATTATTAAAGGAAGGGGAAAGTGTGGTGGTATTTTCCCCCACCAGTCTTAGTGTGTATACTAATTTTTAGGTTCTGTAAAGTTTAGTTAATTGGTCAGTAGGAAATAGTTTTAGTTAAATTATTATGTTACTACTTCTTCCCAGTTAGTAATTTCTTCATTCCACTCATACATCTTGCCATCATCTGGGTAAGCTACAGGATATTCCCATAGACAAGTGCTTTCATTTAATGTACAAGATGGATATGGTTTTGGTGGAATAAAGGCATCTCTGACTTCATCATAAGTGTAGCCTATACCTGCGTGATTTTTTCTTAAAGGTGTTCCGCCAGAAGAATGAACCCCACCATAAGTGTTATAAGATGTTTGTTTCCAAACAGCCCAGCCAATTAATTTTGTTAAAAAGTCTATTCCATTAATTTCTTGTTCAACTCCATTACTATCTTTTAATTCATCATTATGTACTGAAAGAACTTCTGTTACTTTGTTGTTTAATCCTATTTTTGCAAAGGTAGCCATTATGCTGTATAACTCCCTGTTCCGTTAAATATTAAAATTGTATGATCAGCGACACTTGATGTATCTACTGTTGGAGCACCTGTTGTTGTTCCCGAATAATCTGCATCAGCTATTTTTAAGATAACTACACCATCTCCACCAGCAGAAGAAGCTCTTGATTGAGGAGAACCGCCAGCTTTAAGCATACCTCCACCACCGCCACCACCAGTGTTTGCAGTTCCAGCGGTACTATCACTTCCAGATCCAGCACCAGTTCCTCCACCACCAGTTCCTCCAGCTCCTCCAGAGTTAGAATTTCCACCACCAGAAATACCGCCTCCGCCTCCGCCACCAGCTCTTGTAACTGATGAACCAGTTATTGATGATGCAGAACCAGCTCCACCAGCTCCACCTTGTCTTGTTGAAGCATCTCCTCCAACAGCACCAGCACCACCTCCACCGCCTTGTCCACCAGCAGTGCTTTGACCCCAACCATCTCCTCCATCACTTCCTTGACTTGGGGTTGTGCTTGGTGTGTTACCAGAACCTTTGTTATCTAAATTGCTTCCAGCATCAGCAGCACCACCTCCAGAGCCACAGCCACCATCATTTCCACTATTATTAAATGCAACTCCACCAGCTCCTCCAGCAGAAGTAATTGTTGTTATTCCAGATCCAGAGATAGAACTACTACCACCTTGAGTTCCTGTATCAGTATATCCAACACTACCACTCCTAGTTCCACCAGATCCAACTGTAATAGTATATGCTATACCAGTGCTTAATTCTTGTGTTGATGTTCTATATCCTCCTCCGCCACCACCAGAGCCTCCTCCGCCACCACCTCCAGCGATGATTAAATAAGTTATATCATAAGGTTTTCCTGGTCCACCTCCTCCAAATCCTAGAACTTGATAGCCAAAACCTTTTGTTTTCTTTGATTGTATATTTGTTAAACCCTTACCTGATGTGGTAAGGTTATTTTTTAAATCTTTCATATTATAATTACTTATGCGTCGTTAGCTGCGTTAGTTGTAAAGTATATTTTAATTCCTACTAATCGCAGATCACCAGTATTGGTGTCTGTACCTGTATCTCTAACTAATCTAAAAATTGTATTTGTAGAAGCCGCTGCGCTAGCAATAGTAACTCCACCACTTTCTACGTTGACCATTAAATCATCTTGTGTTCCGCTTGCTGCTAATGCTGTATTAGCTACAGGAGTTCCAAACGCTAAATCGTAATCTACATCACTAGCTACTGAACATCCTGCAAGGGTAAAACCCCCTGTGCCTGTATCTGTTGCAGATGCAGACCAAAAAGTTTGAAAAGTTACAGCAGTCGAAAAATCCCATGATTTAGGAAAAGAAACATTAAACTGTACTGCTTCTGCTGTACTCGCATCAAAAGCAAAAGCTTTTAATTCTGGAGCTCCCCCTGTAAGTACTGTTTGAGCAAGTTCAGCTCCATTAGTTGTTTCCGCATACATTGCGGTAGCAGGAACCCACATAGTTTCTTTACCTGCAATTTTAACTGCTGCTGTCCCTGATTTAAGTACTCCCGCTCCTTTGGGATTTAGATTTAAATCAACAGCTGCATCGTCACCTGTTGTAGAAATAATTGGGCCGTTTCCAGTAGCTGCATTAGCTAATGTAATTTCATTAACCGCTGACCCTGTAGCTGTTAAAAGAGCTAGTTCATTTCCACCAGTATCTAAAATAGAAGTTCCAATTTTAGGACTTGTTAAAGTTTTGTTGGTTAAAGTAGTTGTTGAAGTTGCTGTGACATAAGCCGATGTAGCATCGACAATGTCTGGATCCGTGCCATCATTGGCAGTTGCATAAACAATTTTAGTTCCTCTATCACCAGCAGCCCAGGTAACACTGCTGCCTGAACCACTGACATATTTAAACTCAACTGAGTAGTCTTCAGTAGTAGAATTTTTAATTATATAAACATTTTGAACATCTAAGGGAATAGTTACAGTTACGTTTCCACCAAGAGCTGCTGTGAAATTCATAACTTTGTGTGCAACTTGGTTAGCATCAGTTGCTGCTCCATCTGATACAGCTAAAGTTGTAGCTCCTGTTGTATTTAAGGCTATTGAAACATAGCCACCCGAAATCTGTTCTAAAATTTTTAAATTTGTATTTGTTTTTGTTCCCCATGTACCGGCAGCTTCACCGGTTGTCATTAACTCGGTACCTAATCCTGTGTAACTTGATGCCATATTTTTCTCCTACGCTACATCACTATAGCTTGTATTTGATCCAGTTGAAATATTACTATAAGATATATTAGACCCTGTGTCAATATTTGCATATGCAATTATTCCGCCTCCACTGGCCATTGTCATATCAGCTACACTAGCTGTTGTTGACACTCCTGTCAAGCCCATAGTCATTTCTGTAGGACTAATTGATCCTACATTAAACGAAGTTGTTGAAACTCCTGTTAAACCCACACTCATTTCTGTAGGACTAATTGATCCTACACTTGCTGTAGTATATACTCCGGTAATATTAATTAATTCAACACTAGCAGTAGTTGGAGATCCTACGGAAGCCGTAGTGGAAACTCCTGATATCTCATACGTCATTGTATGATCTAATGATCCTACTGACGCAGTAACAGCGAAACTAGCTAATCCTTGACTATGATCAGCTCCACTATTAACACTTAAAGTTCCAAGACCAGAACCAATGGCGTCTAAACCACTAATTCCAAATATCATATCAAAAGTTACAGTAGGAGAACCTACTGAAAAAGATGATGTAGAGACACCAGTAGGAACAATTATACTTTCAGGTTTAAAAGTAAATTCTCCACCCCATTGTCCATTACCAAATGAATTTATTCCCCATCCATCTGGACCAAGATGTGAAGTTATAGATAAACCACTTAATATAACATCGATTGTATCTTCGCCCCATTGGTTTGATCCCCACGTATCTCTGCCCCAACCTTCTTCAGATTGTGCATACGCTAAATCTCCTAAAGAAGCTGTTATAGCGGTTGGTGCTGTTAATGATTGAGTGACTGTATTAGATTGCCAAGAGTTTTCTCCCCAGGCTACTGAAGGACTATCACCACCCCAAACTGATGCCATAAGGATTTCCTCCTTATGCTAGTCTCAATATTGCTGAACTAGAATCGTTAGTTGGAAACTGAATAGTAAACGTTCCAGAAGAAACAGTTTTATCTCCACCAAATGCAATTACACAAACACTCTCTGTAGTGGATGATCCACCATCTGTTGTTGTATTATAAATTATACATCCGTTCGCTGTGAAAGAAGCTGAGCTCCATGATACATCTGAAAAATCTGTAAATGCAGTTGTTGAAGTTAATCCTACTCCAGTATTTGTTAGAGCAATTCCACCCGCACTGTAAGCACTGCCAGCAGTATTAGTAATTTCTGCCGTTGTAGAATAATCTGTGGTTGCTGCACCTATAGATGCAGAACTTGTAAATAATGCAAGTTTAAAACTACCTCCACCTGAAGATTCAAAACTATGTTTTCCTTGTAAAAGTTCCTGTTTAAAACTTGAACAAACTGCTGATGTTATTGCCATATTTATCTCCTAATTTAAGGGTTTGGAGACTCAATTGGAATACGAATTGTACCATCCGTATAGTCATCTCGTCTTCTTCTCCCAATTTGCTCTGCAGCAAATTTCTGAACTACATTATTATACTTTTGTTCATACATTGTCAACATATCCATTGGACCTTTTAAATATCCATAAGCTTCTACAAGACAGGCATATAATAATCCATTTGGAAAGTTCTTACTTATATAGGTTCCGCTGGTATTTGTTACCAAACTAGTGGGCATAGCATTAAAATGAACTTGAAATGCATAAGTAGCATCTGGAACAGGAGCAAACATATATTTACCCGAAGTAGTATCAGTTGTCCCTGTTGCTCCCCCAAATTGAGCATAATATTTAGGACTTCCAGTATCGGTATTGGCCGATACATATTCATTTAAAAAAGTCTGGTCCTTTTTTTGTAGCCAAGTATTAGCTCCAGTAATAACTGAAGTTGAGGTATAAACCTGTATTCCACGGGTAAATAAACATCCTGCTGGACAATTTATATATTGTTGTCCTGTGACCAAATTTCCTGATTGTTGTTTTCTATCTGCATCAATTGGAAGATCTCTTAAAAGTCTATATTCAGCGTTTTCTATAAATCTGCCTAGAGTAGCACCACTAAAAACAGTACTATCTACTTCAGTATAACTTCTAATGTCAGCTTCTAATGCTGAAAGTGTATATCCTGCCATTATGCTTCTATGGTTACCGGTCCAACGGACACTGGATAACCTCCTCCTTCTACTCCTCCTACTGTAGCTGTATCAGTATTCACTACAAAATAAAACCAATCTGTTGTATAATCTGTATCTCTAGCTCCAGAAACATATTTTCCTGTAGTGATAGCATAACCTGCCGCTAAAGCAATTTTAGCTCCTGTAATTCCATCAAAAGTAGGTGGATCAGTATAAGCTCCTGCGGTAGTTGGCATTCCTCTAAATCTATAAGTACTTCCATTTGTTAAACCATGATTCGGAAAATTAACATTTATATAAGATGAACCTGATGAATAAGTAGTGAAAGGATTAGGGGGCATTAATAATGTAACAGCGGGCGCTGTTCGCGCCGGTCTAACTCGTTGCAATCCTTGTGGATCAGAAATCACGGGTCTTGGACTTATTTGTGGTTGTTTAGGCTCAAATTCACTAAAATGAACCCAAGCTCCTGTC